CAGGCATTTAGCAAAAGATGAACACAAGCGAGCAGGCGCTCGCGTCGATCAAGAAACACGAAGGTGTGCGCCTGCAACCGTATCTCTGCCCAGCCAAACTTTGGACGGTGGGCGTCGGTCATATGCTCTATCCCGAGCAGGCTCGTTTGCCGGTGGTGCGAACCGCCGATAATGGCGATTTCCCTCTACGCCGGGACTATCCGCTAAAACCCGAGGATGACCGTGTCTGGGATATTGACGAAGTGGATGCTCTACTTGCTCAAGACCTTAAACGGTTTGAGTCGGGCGTGGCCCGATATTGCTCTGTTGATCCTGATCGTCAAGGCCAGTTCGATGCCTTGGTGAGCTTTGCCTTCAACGTCGGTCTCGGCAATCTCCAGCGTTCCACGCTGCGCATGAAGCACAACCGAGGGGACTATTGGGGAGCTGCATCGGAGTTCATGAAATGGACAAAAGCCGCAGGAAAGGTTCTGCCCGGTCTAGTAAGCCGAAGGCAGGACGAAGCAAGGATGTATCTATCCCCGTAGTTCAGATGTATGACGGGGTCTGGTATCGAGTCAAAGGTTATACCTTCACCGAGTGCTGCGATTGCGCCTTGACTCACAAGGAGCAGTATCGGCTCGTTGATGGGCATTTGGAGTGGACAGCGGTGCGCGATGACGAACGTACCGAAGAGCGCCGAAAGGAACTCGGCATCAAAGTAATTAGAAAGAGGTGATGCTGTGGTAGCCGCCAAGGCGACTGATGATCAGATCATTGCGACGCTGCAAAAATACAAAGGCATTCGTGCCAATGTAGCTTTAGAGCTTGGTATGAACGAGCGCACTCTTTTACAGAGATTAAATCGCATGAGAAAGCGCGGATATGATATCCCCGTTTCGACGTATCAGCCGGGCAGGCAGATCCCTAACGAGGAAGCGTTCGAGTTCACGCCGATACCGGACGACGATGTATCGATCGACGAGCTCATCGAGCAACGCAAAAGAAAGTTCCAGCACAAACGCGAGCACGAGGAAGCTAGCAAGCTCATCCCGATTCGCATCAAGATTCCGGGGCCGATCGGCCTGCTGCACTTCGGCGACCCGCACGTTGATGACGACGGCACCGACATCGAGGCGCTCGAGCGACATACCGATCTTTGCCGCAAGGTAGAGGGGCTATTCGCCTGCAACGTCGGCGACACCACGAACAACTGGGTTGGCCGTTTAGCAAGGCTTTACGGCGAGCAGGCGACATCTGCTGCGCAGGCGTGGAAGCTAGCAGAGTGGTTTGTTGATCGCTGCCGTTGGCTCTATATGCTGGGCGGGAATCATGACGCATGGTCTGGATCTGGAGACCCGCTCAAGTGGATCGCAAGACAGCAAAACACTATGTACAAGTCCAGCGAGGCGCGCATCGCCTTGAAGTTTCCGAATGGCGCAGAGGTGCGTGTGAATGCTCGCCACGATCACGCAGGCTCGTCGATCTGGAATCCGGCTCACGGTCCGATGAAAGCAGCCATGCTCGGCACTCGAGATCACATCTACGTCGCCGGCCATAAGCACGAAAGCGCCTACTCGGTGCTGAAAGATCCGATTAACGGGATCACGATGCATCTGCTGAAGGTCGCGAGCTACAAGGTGTACGATCGATTTGCGAAAGAGAAAGGCTTCCGCGATAACGCGCTCTCGCCTTGCGCGCTGACGACAATCAATCCGTTATTGCCTCCAACCCATCCAGATATGATCAAAATTTTCTGGGAGCCAGAGGAAGGCGCTGAATATCTCACTTGGTTGAGGAATCGCTGATGCCCAGCATGGTTGCTGTAATGCGCGCCCGGGTTGCTCGGGTGCTGTTCCGATCTCGCGCTTACAAGCGAGCCTTAATCGATGGCAAGACGAACAAGTTATCGCAAGAAGGGCAAATCATCCTCGCCCATCTGAAGCGATTCTCCCGTTACGGAAAGCCGCCTGTCGCGGTCGATAAGTCCGGCGCGACGGATATGTTCGAGGTTGGCCGCATGGTCGGTCGCCAAGAAACGGTGCAGCTCATTGTCGAGGCGCTGCAACTGGACGAAAAGACCTTGACCAATCTACAAGAGGAATTCATCGATGAGTGACGATCAAGGGTCTGCGGAAGCAGGCAACCCGACTGCTCCGGCAGCGGCTCCCGCGTGGTACGCGCCGGAAGGGATCGACCAAGGAACGGCTAACCAGCTCGGAGAACTGGTCAAGGCCAAGGGATGGAAGGGACCGGCTGACGCCCTACTGTCGTATCAGAATCTTGAGAAGGTATTCGGCGCTGACAAAGCCGGACGCACTATTCTCGCCCCCAAGTCAGATGACGACGCCGAGGGCTGGGCTGCCGTCTATAACCGCCTAGGACGCCCTGAGAGCGCCGAGAAGTACGAGTTGCCAGTACCGGAAGGGGACGATGGCTCGTTCGCGCAGGCGGTTGCTCCGGTGCTTCACGATCTGGGGCTGACCAACAAGCAAGCCAAGGGGCTCGCCGAATGGTGGAATCAAACGTCCACGCAGCGGATAGAAATGGAGCGCGAAGCTTTCTTGAACAAGTCCGAGGAGGAATTCTCGGCATTGCGTCGGGAATGGGGTGCCGCGGCTGACCAGAACATCGAGCTTGCCAAGCGAGCGGTTGCCAAGTTCGGTGTTGCCGCTGGTTTGGATGCTGACGGTCTTGAGCGTCTGGAGCAGGCGATCGGCACCGGCCCGATGATTAAGCTGTTCCAAGCGGTCGGCTCGGCGTTTGCGGAAGGCACGTTTGTCGGATCTGAAGCGCAGACCGGCGGCGCGCTGACTCCGCAGGCTGCAAAGAACAAGATTGCTGGGATGTTCGCGGATCAGGAGTTCATGGGTCGCTACATGAACCGTGACGAGAAGGTTCGTCAAGGTGCAATCGAGGAGATGATGCGACTGCAACGAATGGCTAACCCAGAGCTGTTTACAGAGTAGTTGCTAGTGTGATACGCGCGAGGTACTATCCTCGGCGTATTCTCCTGTGAGAGCTAGACTTGAGACCCGGGAGAAATCTCGGGTCTCTTTTTTTGCGCATAGGACAGGGCAAGCCGTAAGGCCCCAACTGACAGTCGGAAAGACGACCGATCGGTGAGAGCGTATCTCGCAAGGATTCTGGCCCCGGCAACGGACAAGCCATCCGAGAAACACTACTTATTTAGTTTTTTTGGAGGGCTATCATGGCCGACAATATTGCATCAGTTTATGCCGTCCAATACGGCACTAACATCTCGCTGCTTTTGCAGCAAAAGGGCTCCAAGCTGCGCACCTCTGTGCAGACTGGTTCGTACAAGGGCAAGCAGTCTGAAGTTGTCACGCAGTACGGTGCTACCGCTGCTCGTGCGGTTTCGACCCGCTATTCGCCGATCGTCCCGGTCAACACTCCTAACGCTCGCCGTTGGGTGTTCCCGGAAGATTTCGATTGGGCTGACCTGATCGATAACTTCGACAAGCTCCGTCTCCTCGCTGATCCGCAATCTGCCTATGCGCAGAACGGCCTCTACGCGATGGGCCGTGCGATGGACGATGTGATCATCAACGGTATGCTCGGCGACAACAAGACGGGCGAAGCTGGCGGCACGACCACGGCTTTCGACTCGACCAACCAGCGCGTTGCTGTGAACTACGCTGCCTCTGGCAACGTGGGCCTCACGGTTGACAAGTTGCGTGAAGCGCGTCGCATCCTGATGGAGAACGAGGTTGATCTCGACGCGGAGCCGGTGTATTGCGCCATCTCTGCCGAGCAGCACGACGATCTCTTGGGTCAAATCCAAGTGGTCTCGAGCGACTTCAACAGCGACACTCCGGTGATGAAGGATGGCAAGGTAATGCAGTTCCTTGGCATCAACTTCATCCACAGCGAGCGTTTGCCGACGAGCTCGAGCCATCGTCGCTGCCCGGTGTGGGTGCCTTCGGGCGTTCACTTGGGTATGTGGAATGACATCATGTCTGACATCACGCAGCGTCGTGACCTCTCCTCGCACCCGTATCAGGTTTACCTGATGGGTACCTTCGGTGCTACCCGCACGGAAGAGAAGAAGGTCGTTGACATCCTCTGCGCGGAATAAGGGAGTAAACGAAAATGGCAGTTGTAGCAGTTAAGTCAACCCTTATCACTAACGCAGACGCGACCCCGGCTGTGCTCAACAGCCCCCGTGTAGACGGTGGCTTTGAGCGCATCGAGGTGGCGACCGCTGCGATCACCTCTGGCGACAATACGGCTTCGACGTACCGTATGTTCCGCGTTCCTTCGAATGCGGTCATGACGGATCTTCGAATCTACTCGCCGGACATCGGCACCACGACGATTTCCGACATTGGCCTGTATCGCACGGCCAAGGACGGCGGCGCTGTGGTCGATGCTGACTTCTTTGCCTCGGCTCTGTCCCTCAAGGATGGCGCGCTGAACGGCACGGATGTTCTGCACGAGTCGGCTGTGTTCTCGATCGCGAACAGCGGCAAGGAGCTGTGGGACGCCCTCGGCCTCACCTCTGACCCGTCGGTGTTCTACGATGTGGCTTTCACGCTCACCGCAGACGCTGATGCGACTGCGACCGTGAAGCTGATCGGTCGTTACGCGGCGTAAGAAACAAGGGCGGGTCGGGAAACCGGCTCGCCCTTTTCTCCTAGGAGAGAATCATGGCAGATCGTTTTTACGGTATTGATCGCGGCGAGCAAGGCGTTCGCAACGTGACCGAAGGTTCGTCCTCGACGGCGACCACGGACGTTGAGCTGCGCGTGGATCTGGCTGCGAATATGCAGAAGGATGAAGTCCTGTACGCGATCGATTCGATCAAGCAGGCAATCATTCAAGATATTTGGCCGCCGGCTTAACGGTCTCGGGGTCTCCCGATGGCCGCTAGCAATGTAGCAATCGCAAACCTCGCGCTGACGAAGCTCGGGGATTTGCGCATTTTGAATCTCACGGACAACACGAAGCCTGCCCGTGAGGTGAATGCCGTGTTCGATATGACAC